GCATCACTAGCAATAAAGTATTGACTCGTACCTTGAGTCGCTGGACTTGAACCATGCATTCCTACAGGCTTAAATCCAAAAGCTACATTAGCATTAGCCATTTATTGCTCCTTCTAAAATTATTCGGAGGATTTTTCTTTTCCACCGAAAGTTACACGACTTTGCCTATCAACACTGATAGGCATCGAGGGATGTTGCTCCCTCATCAAGTTTTCATCCACGGCTTTTAGTTGATTGCGGGTCTGATCCCGAAAATATTCAGTTCTCTCTTGTACCGTTTCTGTGGGTATTCGTGCCAACATTAAACCACCGACACCAATAATTCCTTTGTTTTTTCCCTCTTCTATAACTGGATACTTGTCAGCTTCTGAGCCATATTCGTCTGCCCTAACTGGTTCCCATCCCTCTCTCATTCTTGAAAAAACATTTGATTTATCGTCCTCACCACGAATGGTAGTTCTGATCCATCTATGTTCAAACCCTGCTGGAGGGGGAGGTGCATCCAACTTTGCTGGAGGTTGCCAAGGTTGTCTCCTCGTAGTATTCGCACGACTTTTACTTTCTCGTGTTGTTCTATCTATAGCCATTTTTTACTCCTTTACATATTTAGCATATTCTTCAAGCGGAACATTCAACCGTTTCGCTATCGCAATTTGCGATGGAGTCAATTTGACTGTTCTGCGTCCCTTTGGTGATGACGACTTTGAAGCCGTTGTCCCAGCAGAGGCGACTCTGGGACCTGAGGATTTCTTCTGAGTCTCTTGAAACTTATGTGGAAACTCAGTCCTAATCCTGTTATCTAACTCAGTATAATATTCATCTGACGTTGCGTCAAACCCCTCTTCCTCAATTAGTTGTTTATGTAACCCAAAAGCTGCATAAGTCATGGTCTGATCTTGTCCAAACCATGTGTTTTTTTGTGCCCATTCTTCAGCTTTAGGGTCTGGTTTTGGAGGAGGTGGAGGCGTTGCAGATGGTTGTGCAGGTGCAGGTGCTGCACCATTTGCTTCCTGTGCTTTAGCCTGTTCTTCTCTCTGTTGTTTTATTTGATTTAGTCTAGCCTCTTCCAAAGCTATTCTAGAAATATTCTGTTGTGCCTCATACATGGCATCAACATCATTATCTTCAACAGCTTTTCTGTAAGCTTCTTTTGCAGCTATACTTTGTGACTGAACTCTTGAATCAAACTCACCAACATAAGTAGTATCTAACTTACTTAATCTTGATTGTAGTTCTTCGTTTTGTTTTTTGACAGCTTCAGCATATTCAATCGCTGCCTGTCTTTGTCTTTCTTCTTCTCTAAACTTACTGGTTAGTTTAGATATTCTTTTCTTAACAGAATCAGAATAGTTGTCTAGCTCATCAGTTTCTTCTTTTTCTGACTCTTTAACTTCTTCTTCTGGTTTTTCTTCTTCTTTAGTTTCCATTGCAGGTGCGTCTTCAGAAACTTCCTCTGGAAGCTCTATCTCTTGACCCTCCTCTTCTACTTCTTCTACTTTTTGTTTTTCTTCTTGCATACTAGGCTCCGTATGATTTGATGTCGTCTGGATCGACAATGGTTGCAATGACTTCATCGTCATTGATTATTCTAACTTCTCCCCCTTCAATTTGGAATCTAGAACCAGCGTAACGACCAATACAAACCCAGTCGCCTTCTTTACACCACGCTCCATCTTCTCCAAATTTATCGACATCCTTATAAGCAAGTGGACCCAACTTGGCTACATACGCTGTAACCGTGGCTCGTGCTTCTCTTTCTCTTACAGGATCTGGTACAAAAACACCACCTTCAGTTTTTTCTTTGCCCATGTAAGGCATAACTAAAATTCTCCACCCTGTGGGTTGTGGTATTCTTTCAATTAATTTTAATTTTTTTGCTTCTTCTTCGGCTTTTTTCTTTGCGTTCCTTTGTGCTAGAACGTAATCAGGTACTATCAGACTCATCATCAACCTTTTTTAGCAGGGTTTGTATATGTTCCAACGCATAGGTCAGTCCCTGTATCTCACCTACCATTGCTTTATAATGACCAATATCAGAAGCACTTCCACTGGTCAAGGAAATACTTATATCGTCAATTCTTGTTTGCAAGTCTTTTTTGTACTTGTGTAAAAATTCAGTTACATACATTATCTAAAACCAGCTAAAAAATCACTCATTTCTTTTTGAGTGAAATTTCCACTGTCAACCTCTCTTCTAGCATCTAATATAGTCTGTAAAGGAAATGATGTTCCGTAATCTAGTTCACCAGATCTTAACGCTGCCACTTGTTGTGCTTGAGCAGGAAGAGAGGATATTGGAACTCTTACCACATTTTCTGGATCAGGCTTAAATTGAAATTCAGCCGCAGGTAAATTAACACCTGTTAGAACACCACTAGCTGTATAGTCTCTAGGATCTTTAGAAACATCAAGAGCACTTGGAATAGGAAATAGAGAAAAACCAGTATCAGTTGCGACTCTTGCCTCTGCTTCAGTTAATGGTGAATACAATTTGGCTGAAGGATCTCTACCACCAAAAATTGACATGTTGGTTCCTGCAAATCGAGGTGTTCTATCCTCTCCTATAACAATATCAACAAAACCAGGTGGTGCTTTTGCTGGTGGCTCTGGAGGACCCTGTTTATCTTTTGTTTTAGGCACAACTGATTCAGTTATCTCAGACTGTAAAAATCCTGGGCCAGTAAATGCAGCTAGATTTCTACGTTCTGGAAGAGCAACATTTAATGTTTGTCCTGTTTTTTCTCCTGCTGTTATTTGCTGGTTTTGAAGATTATCTGCTTGTGGAAGAGAAACTATACCTCTGCTTTTATAAGGAGGAAGAGCGTCTATTGCTCTCATACGAGATACAAAATCTGGAGAAAGATTTGGATCCATAGCTAATGAAGCACCTGCATCCATAGCTGTTGTTTTATTGACATCTCCAAACACTGGATCTAAAGCTGTTTTTGTTACTGTATCTATGGGTGCAGTTACGAGAGACTCTAATCTATCTTTTTCTAGATCAGCTATTTCTATTCTTTTCTCATCTTCTGCTGCTTCTTCAACTGTTTTACCAGCTTTACTGTCGTTTAAAAAACTTAGTCCATCAAAAACACTTTTAATAGCACCCAAGCCTGATGAAAGAAGACTAGGAATACCAAGACCAGACCCTTGAGCAGATCTAATCGCATCTGTAAGATCTTCTTGAAAGAATCTTTCCACTGGAGACCCATACATCATTCTATCACCAGCTTCATTCAAAACTTTATTACCAGGGACTTGTGGTCGTAGATAAGACGGCACTGCTAATCCACCAGTTCCACCCATATTATTTGTAGGATCTAAACCTCTAGATATATCAAAAGCTGCTGCAAAAGTAGGGTCATAATTAACAGAACCCACTATATTAGATCTGTTTCTTCCAACAATTGGTTCAGCTAGTATGTTTGCACTAGCTTGTGCGTAATTATCTCCATCAGATCCAGAAGGAGAAAAATCAGTAAAAGATTGAGCATCACTCAACCCAGAACTAGATATCTGTTCTTCTCCTACACCTCCAGCTAATCCTATATCAGACACTAGTAAACTCCGCTAAAGCCAGTTCCTTGAATAGCGGATCTGCCACCACGAGCTACACCACCTAATTTTTTCTTAATAACACCTCTTCCCATGAGAATGTCTTTCTGTGTAATTTTACCATCACCACTTAAATCTGGAAAAGCACCACCATTAGCTTTTTTTAACTCTTCCATAGCTTTTTGATTTGCTTTAGCTACATCTTTACTAAAATCTTCATTCAAAATTACAGTCATATCTTTTGCAAATGGATCTTTATCTTTTTTATTTACTATTTTCTTTAATTTTATTTTTTTTACTTTAGCTATAGGTGCTTTAGGTTTTGTTTCTGAACCACCTGTTTTGTATCCCTTTGGTTTTTTCATGACATTCTCCAAGATTTGTGATCCTCCGTCTTTGCGACTTCGACCTTTGTTAATTAAACCCTTGGCTTGATTATACGTTATACCCATATCTTTTGCAAACTGCCTAACCCTTGCCATGTGATCTCCTTATTGCTTCTTTACCTTTTTTAAAAATACTAGCCACTTTATTCTTCTTCATAACCTTTGCTCTTTGCTCACCGACTGTAAGTATCTGTATCTTTCTCGCATATGGTTTATTGATTCTTTTAACCTTCGCAACTGTTGCTCTTGCGTCTGCTTCTGTGGCAAACTTGATCCTAACGGTGTCTTTTGGATTCTCATCCGTGTATAATCTTCTGCCAGAACCTTTTGGTTTCTTGCCAGTTCCAACTTTAGGATCTTTTCTTTTTGCCATTTTTCAAAACGCTAGTTAGTGTTTTAGCTTGACCTGCGTGTAATCTTGATGCTTTTTTCAAACCTTTTATAACTTTTTTTATTTTTTTAGATTTAGTTTTCATTATTTTTCCTTCTTACTCTACACTCTGGACAAAAATCTCCCTCTGGTAATTCAAATCCACACTCTGGACATTTATTTGTATTCATTATTTTTTCTTGAACATCTTTGCAGCTTGTCCAACTCCCTTGATTCCAAAACTCGCACTAATTGCAATATATAAGAGGTACTGATACCACTCTGGCAAAGTTGCCAATATATCAAATCCCTCTTTAACATACTCTTTCATCCCAGGAATGAATACTAAAATCGCAGGGGCCAAAAGGACTACTAAGGCGAACTCGTCCTTCCAGCTATCCACTGTAGCATCTGCCATCTTACCCTCCCATGCAACCTCACCTGCTGCAACCTTTTCTGCAACAGTTGCACGAGCACGAGCCTCTGCGACTTTAGCTTGTCCTTCTGCTTTTGTCTTCTCGACTTTGTTCTCAAACCAAGTTCCAGCTAAGTTAGCTATTGGACCTATTAACGCTTGAAGCACTCCGTCCTCCTACATACACAAGTCTTCATACTTTGTTGTATGAAGTCTATGTTTAGATAGTTCTCTAGCAGAGCTAATACCAACTCTACCACCTCTTATTATTTTATTTAAAATCCATTGTATCATTTTTTAAACCTCTGATCTATCCAGCACTTACCATAATATAAGATAAAAAGCCAGATTGTAAATAATATTCCCTCAAAATAGGATAAATCATTCCATGCATCTAAAATCACACCACCGTCCATTACTTTCTCCCTATGCTTCTTAAACTCTCCATGACTTTATCTATATCTGGCTCTTCACCATTAGGATCATACAAACATTTATACTTTTTTGGACACCATGTTTCTATCATCATAGTGAATGTTTTGTTGCCACCCTCATAGATACAAGCTCTTTTATTAGTGTATTTTGACGTAATTCTTTTCTTTAGTCTACATGTTGTGTATTTTTTTGTATCTGGATTACGCCATTCTTGTTGTTGCCTAGAATATTCTTTTGGTTTGTATTGATATGCTCTTGCTTCTTTGATCCAGATTGATGCAACTAAAACAGCAAAACCACCCATAACAGCAACTACAAACAACCAAGTAAGTGCTTCACCTATCTGTCTTCTTAATTGTTGTTGCTTATAAACTGTCTCTTGACGTTGCTTTCTGATCTGTCCTTCCATCTTTAACAGATCTTCATACGCTTGTGGGCCATAAGTCATATTAAGAAACATTTTAAGCTCATAGCGTTGTTCCTCAAGTTTCTTTTTTGCTGCATATGCAGACAGTGCTGCCTCTTCTATAGAACCTGCCTTAAATAATTTACCAAACAGAGGTGGGTTCTTAGCTTGTTTTTCTGCATTATCTACATCACTCACTGCACCCATCCAGCGTCCGATGTCTCCAGACATTTGTTCAATGTCTCGACCTACAGAAAAACCTTTCTTGATTGCGTCAAATGCTTTTGATGCTACGCCCATAGCTAATGATATTGTTACTGGATCCATATCCAGATTATATCATAGGTTATTTAGCTTTGTTACCCCTGTTAGCTGATGCCATATTGATTCTATAAATGTTTACATCATTTCTATCATCGGCGATGTTCTCTTGTAGAGACTGTCTTTGTTGAGCGAGTTCATAAGCTTGTTGTAATTTAGCTGAATCTATCTGAAAGTTCATTTGATCTTTCATAGCTTTACGCTGTAGCTCGGCTGTATCGTTTTCAAGCTCTTGTTTTCTAATCTCAACCAACGGATCTGTCTGTTGCTGTGGTTGTAGAGAAGGCATTACTTCTTTCAGTATCTCACCAGTTTGTTGTGCTATTGCAGCCTCTACAGCATCTGGATCTAGTTGAGGAACAGGCTGACCTGCTAGTTGTGCAGCTTTAATAGACTCTTGGAAGAACTTAACAACCTGATCTCTAGCCATCATACCTATATGTTCTTGTGTATGTGCCTGTAACAAGATAAATGTCTGCGGATTTGCCTGACCTGCTGGAGTTGATAGAAATGCTATGTGTGCTCTAACGTGTGCCTCATGATCTTGTTGCTGAAATACCTGCACAGGCATACCTTTTAGTGCATTTCCGTTCTCTGTTGCTGGATCTGTTGGCTGTGGTTGCATCGGAGGAGGTAAAATACCCTCAATATTCTTAATATCAAGTGCATCATACATTCTTCTGTACGCTTCATGAAGATTATGCATCTGTGGAGCGGCTTGAGCCAGTTGTAATTGTGTTTGAGCCAGTGATAATCGCTGTGCCATAGAAAAAATGTTCGGATCTGACACTGGAAGTATGTCAATACGCCCATCAAAGTCGGATTGCATGGTCTCTGGTGGTACATTTCCAACAAAATATGGGTATGGAACTGGATTTTCGCTAAAAATCTCCGATAACATGCGAAATTCTTGCTTCTGAGCGTAATGTAAACGCTTATGTATGCTAGAAATGATCTTTGAACCCTGTTCTATGAGTGCAACAGTGGTTCCAACAGGTGCTTGTGAGTTAACATCTGCTATTTTTGCGTCTGCAACCTGTGCAAAACGCCTTCCAGAGTCAACAACTACCCCTAAAAGCTGTGCTAATGTGCCAGATGGCTCTTTGTATGGCAGTGGGATGATGGAATTTTTGAGATCTCCACCTGGGACATCGATGTCTCTGAACTCACCAGGATTAAGAGGATCGTCATCGTTACGAATACGAACACCTCTCGCTTTGAAACCTGCTGGAAGATTCGATAAAGTACCTGCATCTATCAATTGCCTCAATATTGAGGTGGCTGCACGAGACAAACCACCGATTGTGTGTAATAAACCAAAGCCGTAAAACCCAAAACCCGGTAAAAACTTGTAATGAGTGAAATATTGTCTCTTTCTTTTTAGTGGGTCTTGCTCTCTAAAGTTTCTAGAAATTGATAACACTTTTCCAGACCCTTGATCAATGGTGACAATATAAGGAAGCATAATCCCCGAAGGATTCCCCTCCATATCCTTGTCTTCAAAACCTTCCAGATCCAAGTCAACATGGCATTCCAATAAGGTATAGACATCATCAGAATAGTTCGGGCGTAGTCCCAACAACTCATCAGCACGTTCTTGGATAGCTCCTTCGTCTTGGTCGCCATCTGAGCTAGATAATTCAACATCTCTGTAAACTCCTGCTACTTGTAGTTTTCTGATTTCATTATATGTCATTCTGACAACATGTGTAACCCTCTCCGCTGTTCTTAAATCAGAAGCTGAGTACGGAACAATCATGTCCTCGGCTGGTACAAACTTGGAAACGGCTCTCTGCTTGGTTTCGTCAAAATAAATTTTCTTGAATGTAGAACCTGTCAACGGCAAATAAAACAACATCTGATCTGTGTCTTGATCAAATTCTTCCATAACCTCAGTTATCTGATAGTTCATGAAATCTCTTACACGCTGTGCCTGTGCCTCAGTCTCCTTGGTCGGAGTTCCGAGAACCTGTGTCTTTACAGGACCGCCACTAGGTAACATCTCCTTGTATGCCTGTGCTTGGAACTGGGTCACAGCCTCAGACAATAACGGATGTGTAACACCACTAGCACCTAAAAAAGGCTGACTTCTATCTTCATAGTTTATGCCAAGAAGTCCTAGACCCTTGGATATAGCCTCTTCCCAATCCTCTCTGGATTCTACATCTTCACGAAATTTAGATTGAATGTCCGAGGACAAAGAACCAAGAACCGACTCATCAAGTGCCTCGGCTAAGTTTGCATCATGATCATAAGGCACTGCTATAACTTCAGTAACCTCCTCGTCTACAAGTTCTACACCATCAGGTAGTTGCTCCTCGGTACTGGGGAGTTCGATCTGGAGGCTATCTTCTTCGGGCATCATCTGACCCCCTGCTCCCATTGCTCTTTCTACCATTCCTGCTATTTTTCGTTCTGCCATAATAACCCTCTCTATTACATATATAACCTAAAAATGTCTCCAATACCATCCCTCAAAGAAACATCTCCGCCCATTGCTTTTTTAATTTCTTTTTTTGGGGTAAAAAAATTGATGAAATGATCTACAACTCCTTGTCTTGATTGATTTTCAATTTCTCTAAATTTTTCTGGTGTTAGGTCTTGACCAAATTTTTCTTTATATCTTTGAGGAAAAGTTACTGGATTTAAAAAAGTGTAATTAGATCCCATTCTCATATTAAATCCTTCTATATCTTTTATTTCTTTCTTAGCAAAATCTTCTGCCATACGACCTTCCATAGTCATATAATTAAAGTCCTCGTTAGAGAAAGGTCTTTTTAAAACTTCTGGTTCAAGTTTAGAAACATCAACTATGATTTCATCTTGTTTTTCTATTAACTCTTTTGCAGACTTAGATGGATTAGTTATTCTTTCAAAACGACTTCCAAGATCAGGAACCATTCCTTTTTCTTTTACTTTTTTATTAACTGTGTTTTGTTTTATTTTATCTTTCATAAAAGGAAAATAACCTATAATATCTTCTCTAGGCACTTCATATTTTAAGATAGTTACTTTATCATCCATAGAGGCTTTACCAGTAGTAAAAAAATTTAAATTATTTCCTAACCCCTCTGAGCTTAATGAAGCAGAAACAATTTCTTCTTTTTTTATATCCTCTTTAAAAGGATTCTTTATCATTCTAAAAACAGAAACTGTTTCTCCATATCCTTCCTCGTCTAACTTTTCATTTAATTTTTTGTTTTGTTTTTGTACTTCTGGGTCTTTTTTTAATCTAGTAGCCAATTCATCTATGCCCACATTGTTTTCTCTTTTTTTTGTTACAGCAGGAGCTAAAATATAACCTGTTATTAACTCTTCAGTGGACATGTCATCATGAAAGTTTTTCTTATCTGTAACTTTACCAGTAATCCCAGTTCTAAGAACATTTGATGCTGGTTTTGCTGCTAAATTTGCCAAGGCAGGTAATACTCCAAAATCAAAACTAAATTTTCTCGCAGCCTCTATTAATTTAGGATTATCAATCCCTCCCTCACCAAGTTCTCCTCGTAAGGCTCTCCCTGGTATTTGTGCTGTGTCTAACAATGAGTCAAGTATTTTTGGAGTATCTAACCTAGATTTAAGTAATCTTTCTATTCCTTTTGGAGTTCCTTCTGGATAACTCAAAGGTAATATTGTGAATTTTGTTCTAGGTGAGTTGTCAATGGGAACAGGATTAGCTTTATCTTTAGCCTCCATTCTATTCAAAGTGGCTCTGTATTCTTGTTGATTCAAGATATCCTCGTTACTCTTTTTTTGCCTGGAGCCAGTATATCAGAAAATCTGTTTTTAACTAATCTTCCTTTTTTTATAGGTTTTTTGTTTAATTTTCTTCTGATTTTAAAAAGTCTAGTCATTAATAATATTCCCTTGCTCCTCTTGGAAACCAGTCTTCTGGTTCATCCTCTCCTTGTAAACTAATAAAACCACCTTGTCTAAATCTAAGTAGTGCCATTGTCATACTATCACAATAGTCATCATGATCGCCATTCGGAAAAGATGCAACCTCTTCTATAACTTCGTCAGCAAACTTTTCATCAGGATACCACACTTTTCCAGATTCGAAAATAGGAGACACCATGTGCATCCTTGTGGTCTTGTCCATACCACCCCCACCTTTACGCCTACCGGGACTAAACGTAGTAACAGGTAAATTTAGCATTCGTAGCTCATCCGCCAAAGATGCTCCAGACGCTTTTGCCTCGATTAACATCATATCTGGCTCCCAGTATTCGTTTTGATCAACAGCAATCTCTTTTAGTTCTGGAAAGTTCCAACGCCCTTTTTTGGCATCTAACAAAATTAAATGTTGTTCTCCGTTTTCTTTTGGCTCAAATACACCCCACGTTGTGATGGCACTATAGTCCGCTGTCTCTTTTTTGCTATACGCTGTATCGTAACTTTGAATTATGTAATCCAGTCTTGGTGTATCTTCTCTCTCCCACAACTGCCACCAGTCACGTTTGACCATAGCCACTTCTTCAGATGTAGGATTCTGTTGCCACTGTGCATTCCATTTACCAACGGATAGTGACGCTTTGACTTTTAGTAATTCTTCTTTTTTCCAGAATTCATGCCATAATGGTTCCCCCGAAGGAAGTATGGCTGGAAATTCCACCACCTCCCATTGATCTGCCATTAGGTCTCTTGCCTGTGCCCCCAGTAACCTTCCTGTCAAATCTTTCTTTGACCATCTGGTTTGCACAATGATAATGGTTCCCCCTGGTTGTAATCTCTGCCGTGGACCAGAAGTATACCACTCGTAAGCCGTGTCATACGCACTGCTCGATAGAGCATCTTGTTCCGAGTGCGGATCGTCAATAATTAATAAATCCGCACCACGACCTGTCATCGCAGCACCCACCCCTGCTGCGAAATATTCCCCTCCAGCACTGGTTTCCCATCTACCTGCTGCTTGGCTATCCTGTTTCAAGTCCGTGTCGGGGAATATCTCTGCGTATATGGGGTCGGCAATGAGATCACGAACCTTTCTACCAAATCTTACAGCAAGTTCTGTATTCATGGTAGCCTGTATTATCTTTAATTTTGGATTACGTCCCAAGAACCAAGATGGCATGAGATATGATGCAAACTCTGACTTAGAATGTCGAGGAGGCATATTGACAATTAATCTCTTTAGTTTACCCTCGGCTATCGCTTCTAGCTTCTCGGCTATGATCTTGTGATGCCGTCCTTCAATAAAACCATCGTACACATGTTTTGCGTACGCCATAAATTTATCACGAGCCAAATCACGAGTGTCTAGCTTCTTGAGTTGTTCTTCCAGTAACAGTGTTTCTTTTAGCACCTCATCAGGCAGTGCTTGTAAGTTCGTTGACATGTCCAAACGATAATATATTTGAATAAATTTATCAACCTAACTATTACAGTCGTAGACTGTACGCAGTCTACGGTCATATGGGGGTGTCCCCCTCCCTCTAACATAAAACTTATTTTCTAAAATCAATCAGTAACCCCAAACTTGCGAACTGTTATCATTATCAACAAGCAGCTCGTTAAAAATTTAAGACCAGCTGGAAAAAATACCAGCTGGAAAAAATAAAGAATATAAAACCAGCTGGAAAAAATAAGACCAGCTGGAAAAAAATAAATTTAAAATAATTAAAAAAAACTTGTTTTATTATTATTATTAATATAGGATTATCCTATAAGTTAATATAATATAAAGGGAAAAAATCATGAATATAAAAGAACTTAAAAAATATGTTAAACATACTTATAATGTAAATTGTTTATTAGATCGATTTGGTGCAAATACCAAATTAAAAAAATCTAGTAAGGGCGTTTATAATGTGGCTGGTCTTTCATTAATGCCAAGCTTAAAATTCTGTCCTATGTCAAAAAATGCTGGATGTTTTGACCTATGTTTAAAAAGTGCTGGACGTGGCAAGTTTAACAATGTTGTTAATGCAAGAAACAATAAAAGTAATTTTTATAATAATGATTATGATTTATTTATTGAATTATTAATTCATGAATTAAAATTGCATGTTGTTAATTGTAATAAAAATAAAGTTAATCCATCTGCAAGACTAAACGTACTAAGTGACATACCTTATGAAAAAACAGATATATTTAATATATTTGAAGAGATTTATTTTTATGACTACACAAAAAGAGCGAATAGATTAAAAGCTTGTAATAATATTAAAAATTATAAATTAATGTTTTCATACTCAGGAAAACAAGAATATCAAAAGCAAGTTATTGAAGCTTTATATTTTAGCAATCCAATTGCTGTAGTTTTTAAAAATGAATTTCCAAAAATGTTTTTGAATAGACCAGTTTTTGACGGTGATTTAAGTGACATCGATAATTCAACCAAAGATAATTATATAATAGCATTAAAGGCAAAAGGATCTCTTGCAAGAAATTCTTTTAACAATTTCGTTGTTAATAATTAATTTAAACAAGCTGGACGTTTTAAACGTCCAGCAATTCAAAAGGGAAAGTAAAATGAATAGTAACTTAAAAAATTTAATACCATTATCTGTAATAGTAACAATATCAATATGTATAGTATTATTAAAAAATATCATTCAAGATTTTAACGAATATTATGGATATTATGACATAGCAATATTTATGCTAGTACAATTTATTTTAACATTTAACATTTATTTAACTATTAAATTAAATACGAAAGGTAACTAAAATGAAATTAAATAAAAATCAAATTAAAGAATTATCAAAAGCTCAGGATTTATTAAATCAATCTAGACAATTATTTGAAAGTTTTAAAGATGAATATATTGATAAAATGAACTGTTTTGAAATGGATTTAATAGATGATAAAATTTTCGAACTTGAAACAATTGAAAATGAAATCGACAAAGAGTTTAAATTAATAGATAAATAGTTTTCCCTAGTTCCTCCCCGAAAGGGGAGGGACACCTATGACAGTAGTCCAAGCCAGGTCGCAAGACCTGGGGCCGCAGGTCGCAAGACCTGCAGCCATAGGTCGCAAGGCGACCCCCCTCCCCTCCCCTGCCCTACCCTATCGGTGTGACATTTTTGCAACACTGTTGTAAATAT